CTAGACGCTCTGCTATAAGCCCCCATTACAACAGTGTAAATGATGGGGCTTGCTCTACTAGCTCGAAGGGAGCTATCATGGCTGGAACCGTTATTTCATCCAGAATCACCGACAAAGATTTCTACTTTACTCGTAGGAATGTTGCGTCGGGTGGTGTACTCAAGGATAACGTTTTTGACGTTTCCAAGACGTACAACAATGGATGGAAACCGGCAGTCCAGCAGACCACCTCATTTCGATCTGGTAAGGGCTTTTCGAAGGCCTTATCAGATCCACAGCAATCAGCTGTGGATGAGGACCTGCTTGATCTACAACGTGCACAGGGTACTAGCTCTCAATTTCTTGAGAGCTTTAGTCTCCCTGCTGCATCGAAGTATGATCGAGGGCATCCGTTCGCGACGATTAAAATCGTTCGCGAGCTTCCCACTGTTGGGTCGCTTAGGAGCATAGATGGACTCACGTCCTACTATGGTCCTATCGGATTGTTCTACCCAGGGTGTGGTTTGAATACGTCTTTCGACGGTAGCGTCGTTCTCGACGCTTACCCGGCGATCGTTCCGAATGCCTCTTTTCCGTCTATTGACGTGACTAGAGGCGTTCTTATGATCAATAAGACGATTCCAACCCTCCCAGTAGCAGGTGCAGCGGCATTCCTTGGGGAGCTCCATGAAGGACTCCCTCGTCTGATCGGGCATTCCTCCCTATTTCGCGAACGAGGACACGCTTTCCATGGATTGGGAAGCGAGTACTTGAACGTGCAATTTGGGTGGAAACCGTTCGTATCAGATGTTAAGGATTTTGCAAAGGCTTTCAAGAACGCGGGTAAGATACTTGCTCAGTATCGCCGTGATTCTGGGAAGACAGTGCATCGCCACTGGCAATTACCGCCCATGAGGGACGTTAAGGTTTATCCCGAATATCAATTCGGGTATGGTACTAACGCCCCCTCAGGTGTTATTAAGTTTCCTGCAGATAATTCCGTTTACGGAAATTTCTCTGCGCCGGAAATTAATAGCCTCATGGTCTACGGTAGGTCTGGGTCAGCTCATGCATCTTCTGTTCT